CAACTTCTCTTGCTATTTTGATTCTTTGATCCATAATACCTCCTCTGCATTAATTCGTTGTTTAAGTCCTTTTAATTGCATTTTGTTGTTGGCATCAGTATATGCGCAGGAGTCAATGGAGCAAAAAGAATCCCATGAGTGAACGTTATCCCACGGCTGACGATTATATAAAGGATTAGAATACCCCGATACAGCGCAAAATCCTTCAAGCTGAAAAATCACCTCTAAAAGTTCTTGGTGTTGCGCTCGGGTCATTTCGTGTTCGAAGGTTCCTTTGTAAGAGTCCACGTAAGGTGGGTCGATGTAAAAGACGGTATCTCGGGAATCGTAATCCCGTAGACACGCCTCCCACCCCTGATTTTCAATTTGAACTCTTTTGAGTCTTTCATGGATGAAAGGAAACTTATCAAGCTTATTACGAATTTTCCCTGCAATAAGTCCTCTTCCGGAGGTTGATCTTCCGAAATTCCGTCCCAAGGAACCGAAGCTGTAATTAACCATATAGTACCATTTTCCAGCTCGAACCACATCATCTGTTTCCACCACCCATGTGTCTTTGGCATCTTTAAAATCCTCCCTTGAATGAACAGTTAATTCAAGCCACTCAATTAATTTTCTATATTTTTCTGGATGGCGTAGACAACGATAAAAAGCAACTACACCAGCAAAACGATCATTAAAAATATCAAGATCACAAGGTTTTCTTGCGAGAAGAACAGCACCACTTCCACCGAAAGGCTCACAGTAAATTTTGCGATAGGGAAGATAATTAAGAATATTAGCCACGCTACGAGACTTCCCTCCCGGCCAGGGGAAAGGAGATCGAATAATGATATCGTCTTTTGATCTTTCACTCGGGGATTGCCGGTCCAACTCGTCGAAGATCTTTAATAAATCTGTCATATTTCTCCTCAGTAATTTCGACCCTTGCTCTAAGGTCAGAATGTAAAGTTTGTATTGACTTAAACTGACCCCGAATAACAGCCTGTTGTGTCCGAAGTTCAATTAGTTGATTTTGCAAATCATTGTTTCTAACATTATAATTTGCCCCAATATGCATACCATATAGAAGCCCTGTGGCAAATACAAAAATACAAAGGATCATAATTTGAATAATACGTCCGATAAATATTTTTGAACGTATGCTAAATTGTGGTGTGACCGATCTATCCGGTCGATTGTTCTTAAATTTAGCAAGCATCGTTGATTTCTCCAATCAGTAAGGATATTACTGCGAGTTTTCCAAGGGAGAGTTGAGTCCCGAAGCCAATTCTTTATTACATTTTTTATGATACCTCTATCACAAGCATGGGCATAGTCAACCGCTATCATTACAGTCCTTTCCATGGTTGACACCTACTGCCCAAACTCCAGCTTTTTCTTTAATTTCTAAATGTTGAATATTTTCGACATTTACGCCAATAAATGTCCCATTGTTAAGACACACGTATTGCGCGAACTCATGTTCAAACCCATACATGAGTTGTTGTCTTTCGTGATCTTTTAAGTTATCAAGAGTTTCCTTAATCGTTTTCATTTTCATGCTCCAAATAGCCATCTTGCATAATTAACTTTGACCGAGATTCAATCTCATCTTCCTTCCAACGAATATTTGCAATATGAAACTGGCCTGTTCCACGCTGTCTGGCTCTTGGATATTGTGTTGATAATTCCCGTCCTACCCGAATCTTGCTCCAATTACGTTTATCTTCGGGGTCTAACCAATCCATAAAACGAGCATAAAATTCGCTAAATTTAATCATATTGCCTGAGCATGGAACTAATTCATCTGAAAGAAATCTTTCAAGCGGGGTCTCATTTAATTTTTGCAACATTTGTTTATCTGCAGTTTCGACGACAGGAACATTTAACCTGTCATTCGATGGCGGTAACTCCAGATTAATTATAGCTCCAAGAAAGTCACTTGCTTCCTTTTCTAAAAGAGGCATTAATCTCTTTTTTGGAATCAATTCCATAGGGTCGATTGGCTCAACATATGACATGGTTATCCGCGTGTCGCCTGGAAAAATAGGACAAGCCTGATGATTATTGGAACATTGAATCCAGTGTGTTGTGTTCGGAATATGATACGGAGTTTTACCTTTACAATGAATTAATAAGTCTCGGCTGGTAACCCAATCTTTGATCCTATTATATGCGGTATTGTTTTTCCGTAAATCAGTTTCCTCAACAACACAAATGATTGCACCTTCAAGTTCCGCATTAAATCCTGCTTGGCTAATTAATGCAGCGTCTGCGCGTTGGTATCCTTTAGTCAACAATGTTGATAATGCTTCATGTAATATGGATTTACCTGTACCTTGTTGTTGGCTATACAAAAATAAATAAGGTAGAGGTTCTCCAGGTTCTTTAAATAAAGATGCAACCCAACACATTAAATACTCACCGCCAGTAAGAACACCATTGGCTCGACACCAACTATTTCTCTTAACTGCATCATTCAATCCTGAGCCACAGTGATCAAGAACCTTTTTCCAATGAGGAAAACTCAGATTTTCCAAATCAGTACTTGGAAGGTATCTGAATTTCGCAGCATTGCGGTTCCATTGACGATCACCTGGGTACTCTGATTGAAACGGCTTATTTACAATCATCCAACATTTAAATATGGATGCACCTAAAACTCCTGTAATCTCTTTATTCGGGAGTCCAAGCGCAGCTAATGCAACACGTATATGTGACATAGGTTCTACACGCCAACGGTTGTCTGTTCTAATCATCCAGCCATAATCTTCATCTTGACTGGTTACAATATGTCTTACCAAATCATCATAATTAGCGTGTTCTGTTTCAGTTGGCGAAGCTGTATTTACATTATACACCTTAGTCCATATTTTACCTTTTTTCGGAAGCCAACCATACATTTCTTCGCCACGATCTGTGGCTTTATATTCTACTTCGGCAACAAGCCTACCGTCCTTATGCTGTTTCAATATTGTTTCACGACCCATTAGAGGTGTGCCTACATTTAGCTGTACACCCATGAGAGCGGAAGCTTTCATAGCCATTTCAGCTTCACGAAACACAAATCCACCAGATGGGTCTTCAATGCCACCATACGCTCGGCAAGCAATCTCTAAGGTTGGCTCTTTGTTTAAATAGCATCTTGTCCAACCTGATCCGTCTTGATCCCAAGAATCATCTTCTCGTACACCCAGACTAAAGCGTCTAACAACCCATGCACCTCCACGCATGGGGAAGCAAAAACAATTTTGTTCATTGAGGTCTGTTCCAGGTGAATTTGTTTTAAAAAAACCTTTAAGAGATAATTCTTTGTGAGCTTTATCTAACCATGCAGTATGAGCAACTAAGGCATGGTTGTCTTGATCCCACCACCAATAAGCATTAGCTTCTTGAAGAAAATTAATTAATTGTTTATGATCTTCGTTAAGTGGTATCCGAGGATATTGTCCTGCTAATTCTTCAAAGGTATCGGCAACTCCAGCTTTCTCAATGTCTTGTGGTAAATTCTTTCGCCGACGTCCTGTGATAACTTTAACATGATCTTTCCAATGCTTTGGAACTTCTTTAAGAATTGTACCTTGTTTAATAAGTCTTAATCCATCAGTTCCTTCCATCTTGCGATGCCAGACCCACATATTGCCACCGCATATATCGACTCGATTTTCAAAATCAAAGCCTGTAAGAGCCGACATCATTCCAAGAATAGAACGACCAAGAGCCGCGTGCTCATGATGGTTATCAGTAGGTACACTATCGAGCAAAACATATAGATGAAGACCTTTCCCACTGGTACTTTTCCTAACTGAAACCCAAGGAATTTCTTTAGCAGTCGTCTCAACATCACCCAATTCCTCTTCTGTTAATTTATGAGTATGTTTATCCGAATGCCCGATAAGAGCATCAAAGTCAAAAGCAACCCATTTACTAACACGATCATACCAATCCCAACCAGTCATGCCAATAGCTTCAACATGATTTTCCAAATCCCACTTCAATTCTGTATCGTGATAGTATGGGTCTTTGTAGGCTTGAAAAGGAATACGAAAAGACTTCCAGGTGGAAAGCCCATCCGTCCATCCGTGCCATCGACGACCCTTATATTCGCCTTCAACACGCTCTCCACCATCCTGCGCTACGTTGCATTGACACTCCATATTCAAACCATACAGATTTGCCAAATCATCGTGCGTCTTTATTTTGAGGAATTTTCCAATAGCTTCTGACTTAGTTACCATAACCTTGTTCCATTGATTTTGAAAATCAGTCAAGAATTATTGATTTGATTTTAATTACTACAGTTACCGAAATCAAATCAGAATAAAATAGATTGTATGTACCTATAATTATATACGTTTTTTACTGTTTTTTGTAAAGTGAAAAATATATGTAATAAATTCAATATGTTACTGATTATATTCTAACTGTTTATAAGTTACTGGTATAATTAAATAAAAATTTATACCTTATTATATAGAGCGATTAAAAAACGGCCAGCAAAACACTTGTAAGTATCTGATATTATTACAAATAATTTTTTACTTTACAAAAATGTTAAAAAAACGTATATAATTATAGGTATGTTGTATCTAATAGATGGTTTTTAAAAATCAAATCACACACGGGAGTCATGATTTGATTTTTGTAACTACTCACTATGATTCCCAAAATCAACAGAAGGAGGTAGTCAGCATGGGAGAATTAAAAGCAGTCCAGATTTCCGAAATCAGGGAAAACCCAGTAGCACTTCGTACCGTTAATCGGGAAAGCGAAGACTATCTGGGTTTGGTTGCGTCAATGCAACAGAGGGGTTTTATGGGTGCAATTACGGTACGCCCGCAGAAAGACCCGGAGAGCGAGGAAGAGTATTACGAATTGATTGATGGTCTTCATCGCTTCGCAGCCGCAAAGGATGCAGGGATTTCGGAAATCAATGTTGACGTTGTGGATTTAAATGACGATCTGGTTCTCGAAGCGCAGATCATGGCAAACATCCACAAAGTCGAAACTCGTCCGGCAGAATACACACAACAACTGAAACGTATTCTTGCCCGTAATCCCCTTATGACCGAAGCCGAACTTGCTTCAAAACTTGGCAAATCCCCTCAGTGGATTCAACAGCGTTTATCCCTCACCAAGATCGACAATGAAGAAATCGTCACCCTCATCAATGAAGGCAAAATTGGTTTGGCCAACGCCTATGCCCTGGCCAAGCTTCCGGTTGACGAACAGGCCGCATTTGTTGATCGCGCCATAACCCAACCGCCGGATGAGTTTGTGCCTGCGGTCAATTCGCGCGTGAAGGAAATTCGTGAAGCTAATCGCAAAGGTCAGGATGCAACAAAAGCCGAGTTCCAGCCCGTTGCCCATATGCGTAAGATGAAAGACGTCAAGCTGGAATTGGATAATCCGGAAATCGGACCGGCACTCATCAAAGAGACCGGCACCAAGAAACCTGTGGATGCTTTTGAATTGGCAATCCAATGGATTCTTCATCTTGATCCCAACAGTGTTGAGGTTCAAAAGGCCGAGTATGAAGAGCGTATGAAGAAAAAGGAAGAAGCCAAAAAGGCCGCTACTCTCAAACGCGCCAAAGCTGCCAAAGAAAAGGCTGATGCCAAAGCTGATTACGCTGCCAAGAAAGCGGCTAATGCTGAAGCCGAAGCTGAAGGCAAAGAGCTTCCTTTTCCTGATCTGGACAAAAAACCTGATGAGAAGAAAAAAGGAGCTGATTCGGAAAATCAGACAGAAGACGCTGCAACTGAGGGCGAGGGAGAAGCAACCGAGGACGACGCTGAAAAATAGTCCTCCAATCATTAACCGATTCATTAACATAGAAGAAAGGACATTATCATTATGGCGGAAAAAGACCTTGTTACATTACCAAAGGGTGGCGTTCCCGATACAGCTCGGGACGACGTCTTTAAAAAGACAACCCAATCCGGCGACTACTTGCCACGCTTACAACTCATGACTTCTAATTCTGAAATGGTTAAAGATGATAAGTTCCCGATGAATCATTATGCTTTAGTTCGGGATCAAAACTATGCTGATTTGGGAAAAGAAGTCGATATATTGTTGATTGAGTGGCGACCGAAGGCCATCGAAATTGACGAACAAATCCTTGCTGTCTATGATCCGGACGATGATAATTTTATTCGGATTCAAGCTGAATCAGCAAAGAAAGACACTGGCTGTATGTATGGGCCGGAGTTTCTTGTTTGGATACCAAAGGCCGAAGAATTTGCAACCTTTTTTATGGGTTCCAAATCCTCACGTCGTGAGGCTACTTCTGTTCGGGCGTTGTTGAAGAAGGCCGGTACGTTGAAGTCCAAAAAGATTTCAACAACCCAGTACACGTGGTATTCTCCTGTTATTGAAAAGTGTGCATCCGTATTTGATGTTCCAGGTAAGGATGTAATTCTGGAACAATGGGAGAAATTTACCCATCCTCCGAAGTCAGAAGTTGAGAAAGCTCCTGATGAAGAGGATAAGGATAAACGCGCCCGATAACTGTTGAGTGAAGTGGGGGTGAAAACCCCCACTTTATCTTAAGGAAACCAGATGGCAGAATATAAAATAAGACCACTCGCAATTACGCAGGTTGAGTGGCATACATATATAAAATTTGTAGAGGAAGTTCTTGGGTTCAATCCAGCAAGAGCCTTAGGGTCTACTGTTATAAAATTAGAAACACCTGCAGCTTACTTAGCTACACTTGATTTTGAAAATCGGCCATTGGATCAATTGAGGGATGGAGTTTTCCTCAATAATACTTTTGACCATATGCAAGTATCATTTATAGCTGAGTTGGATCACGATGCATTATTAGAATTACTCCAGACCCTCCCGACCTTAGATTATATTGTAAAAAAGGCTAAGAAAACCTACCTCGTAATTATCTCTGCAAAAATGTCCATCTGGTACACGGCAATCATAAATGCGTTACAACTACACCGACCTATTGAAATTCGTCAGATTTTTCAAATCATTCTTATATGGTTTGATAATTTAGGTTTTAAAGACGTGTGGGAAACGCATAGTCGTGTTATACAAGATGATGGTACATTTATATTGCAGAGGTGAATTATGTCTAAGAACTTAATTAAAGTTCCAAAAAATCCAATAGCAGATAATCGAAAATTTAAAATGGCAACTGAGGGTAAGCTAAAGCTATACCCGCACTATGTGCGCAGGCGCAGGGTTGGTCTCTTTGATCCTGATTCAGAAGCAGCTTACTCTATCGAAGCGGCTTTTGAAGAAATGGCAATGGAACATATTCATGATTTACAAGACGATTATTGGGATAGGGATTACTAATGAAAAATAAATATTTTCATAACATAATGTTTGCTGACACAACGATTGCTCAGTTATCTAATGATGGGTTAATTTACCTTTTTGAGTCAATAGATATTGTCGAGCATCTAAGTAAAAATTATCCTTTTGATCAAATGGGATGGTATTTTAATGCTACGAAAGATCGTTACTGTGCCGAGTGGTCAGGAAAGAAACAGATTCTTGTTAACCCATCAATTGTTGCATTTAGATATGGGATGCCAGTTTTATCAGAGAAGGAGGATTGATTTGTGAAATCGGAAACGATTAAATGGAATACTGGTAAGTATCTTGTACCTGTACAAATGACTTATGTAGATGGTCGCATTGAGTTTAAGTTCAAGTACAATAAGAAAATTATGACAGAAATTAAGACCATGGAAGGGCATAGATGGCATGGATTCGATGAGGAAAATCCAAGAAAAATTTGGAGTATTAAAGACTCTCCCAGAAATGCTTTTGCACTTGCTTATGTTAGGGGGGAAGACCCTTATGCTCCTTATGACGTTGAAATTAAACAATTTACGTCTAATCGTCCGCTCTATGATCACCAAATTCTGATGGTGCGTCACGGTATCTCTGTTAACCATGGAATATGGGCAGCTGAGATGGGAACCGGCAAATCACTATCAGCAATTGAGGTTATGGAATATGCTTACGGACAAGGATTTGTTAGAGATAATCGTGAAGCTTGGTACGTTGGACCACGATCCGGTGTTAAAGCTGTTGGAAGAGAGTTACTTAAATGGGATTCAAGAATCAGACCTCGAATGTTCACGTACGAGGGAGTGGTTAAAGAGGTACGTACCTGGGTTAATGAACGCCCGACGCCTAAAGTGGTTATATTCGATGAATCTTCAAAAATTAAAACTCCAACCGCACAACGATCCCAAGCAGCTATGCACCTTGCTGACGCAATTAGAAAAGAGTATGGTCGCTCAGGGTATATCATTGAGATGTCAGGAACTCCAGCTCCTAAGGAGCCTACTGACTGGTGGCATCAATGTGAAATCGCTTGCCCAGGATTCATCCGTGAGGGGGATATTGGAAAATTTAAAAAGAGATTGTGTCTTGTTGAGCAAAGGGAATCAACAATAACTGGTGGAATGTATCCGCATATTGTAACATGGTGGGATGATGAAAATAAATGTGCCGTGTGTGGGCAGGTTAAAGATCACGGTAATCACGATGCTGCTTTTTCTGTATTTGGTGACGCTGATACTGCTGACGTTCATCCATTTAAAAATTCAATTAATGAAGTATCTTATCTCCATGAACGGATGAAAGGTCTGGTAGTTGTTCTATTAAAAAAAGATTGTATGGATTTACCAGAGAAGCAGTACGAAGAACTTCATGTTAAGCCAAAGCCAGAAACACTTCGTGCAGCCAGGCTGATTCGCAAAATCACAGCTCGTGGTGCACAAGTGTCACTTTTATTAAGGGAATTAAGCGATGGATTTCAATATAAAGAAAGACAAGTGGGGACAGAGCAATGCCCTAACTGTTACGGTAAAGGTGAAACGAAAGCACCCCTTATGGGAGATGTGCCTGAGGGCGAGGTATGGGATCAACCCTCTGCGGATATCACTAACTCTTCAAAAGTCGGAGATCATACCATTCCTTGTCCTATGTGTGGCGGTAAAAAAGAAGTTCCTGTCATGGAGCGTTATACAGAAGAAGTAGGATCGCCAAAAGATCAAGCATTTATTGATGAATTAGACTCACATGATGATGTAGGCAGGTATATTGTGTGGGGTGGATTTCAAGCTACAGTTGATCGCCTTGAACGTATTGCCCATCAACAGGGTTGGTCAACTTTAAAAATTGATGGACGCGGTTATATTGCAACAACAGAGAAAGGTGAGCCAGTTGATGCTGATAGGTTTCTGGATTGTATGGATCGTTCTCATAAAGATTTCAAAGACCTTCGACGAAAATATTCTAAAGTCTGTATTGTAGGAAATCCCGATGCAGGTGGCATGGCTCTAACATTTACTGGTTCTCCAACAATGTTATATTATAGCAATAGCTTTAAAGGAGAAGCAAGGATGCAATCGGAAGATCGTGGCCATCGTCCGGGTATTGATGAAAATAGAGGATTAACAATCAAAGACTTAATCCACATGCCTATTGACATTGTTGTTAAAAAGAATGTTATGAAGAAAAAGGATATGCAATCAATGACTTTAGGTGATTTGAAACATCAGCTTGAGAAAGCCGAAGCTGAGCTTATGGAACGAGACCTTATAGAATTGGGGGATTAATTATGCCTAAAGAATTTGATGATTGTGTAAAGCGTGGTGGTAAAATTCATACTGAGACACTTGCAGATAATAAATACCAACACGTATGTGTTATTGGCGGAAAGTTTTTTTACGGTGAAGTCAAAACTAAGAAGAAAGAGGAGAAAAGGGAGGTATAGGATGAATGGGAACCAACTTGCAGTTACTTATATACCACTTGAAGAGATTGATGATAGTTCAAAGTTCAATTGCCGTGGTAAAATTGCTCCTATTGATGTTGTCGACCTTTCAAAAGATATTGCTGAGCGCGGGCTTATCCAACCAGTCAGCGTTATGTGTCTGGATAACGCTCAGCGAATGGAGGTTGGTAAATCATACAGGCTCTTGGCTGGGTTTAGACGGTTCATGGCCCACAAAGTCAACGACGCCAAAGAAATAGCCTGCTTGATTTCCGAAATCGACAATGAAATTGATGCATTAACTTTTAACTTAGCCGAGAATATTCAACGTAAGGACTTGAATGTTCTTCAAGAAGCATTAGCTATTAAACGTCTACGTGACCTGGGTGTACCCGAGACCGAAGCAAGCCTTAAAACTGGTATGTCGAGGGGTTGGATTCAGGTTCGTTTCATGCTCCTTGGGTTGCCGGAGGAAGTTCAACAGGAGGCAGCTGTTGGTATTATTAGCCAGGATAATATCCGAAAGCTTTATACTCTGTATCACAAGACAGGGGATAAAGAACAGTTATTTGAGCAAGTTCGGCGACTCAAGGATGCTAAGGCAAGAGGTGTTTCAATTAAAGTTGAAACAGATAAAGCTAAGGCACGTCAACAAAAGGTTCTCAGGAAAAAAGGTGAGATCGGTAATATGATGGGTCATATGAAAGAGACTATTGGTAATGGCTTACATACCCGATGTATGGCATGGTGTGCCGGTGAGATTAGCGATGAGGATTTATATTACAGCATTAAAATATATGCAACAGAAAATGATAAGCTCTATACAATTCCGAGCTGATTGGAGAAATCATGTCATTAATTCATTATTTATTTAAATGTCCAACATTCTGGTCAATAAAACCATTCTTCACTTGTCCAGAGTGTGGTAAAGGTTTTCGTTGCTATTGGGATGGTCATGATTGTAGTTGTGGAATGATTCATCTTTGTAATAAATGTAATATTAAACATTCTAAACATACAAAATGATATTCTATGACACAGAAACTTGTGGTCTGCATGGGCCGATAGTCCTTATGCAGTATGCAGAAGATGATACCGAGGTTAATCTGCATTCTGTATGGACTCGTCCAATCCATGAGACAATGGAACTCATTGAATGGATGATGATGCATGATGGTGGTGTCTGTGGTTTTAACTTATCGTTTGACCATTTTCATATATGTCAACTTTATACAACTTTTAACTTGTTGCCAGATAAAACAAGATTGCCACAAGAATGTATTGAGGAATATGCATTAGCTGAACCAAAAGCTCGTTTAGGATTTTGTCTAAAGCCCGTAAAAGCGATGGATATTATGCTTCATGCTCGAAAAGGCCCGTATCAATCTACAATGAATCGAGATGATATCAAAGTGAAGCGTGTACCAACAGAGCTTGCTTGGGAATTAGCGCGTGAACTAAACAATCGTATAAAATTGAATGACATTTATTTTCAACGACGTCAAGATAAAACAGTCCGATGGCAGGTTTTTGATATAAATGATGATTTGGGAAATCTAATTCCTGAATTCAAAGATATTGTTTTGAAGTTTGCGCCAAGTAGTGCTTTAAAAGCATTAGCAGTTGATGCAGGTGTGGCAAAAGATAAACGGTTATTTTGGAAAGATATTGAGTTAGGAAGAAACTGGCGTCCAATCGAAAATGGATATGCGCCATTTGCACTTTCAGTGGGCAAACCTGGAGAATGGAATTGGGCTTGGCCAGAGGTAATTCATCGGTATATTAGTCATTGGACTTATAACCGATTGGCAAGGGAATACGCTCTTGATGATGTTGAAGATACCAGAGGACTCTATCACTATTTTGATGACCCAGAGCCTGGGGATGACGATAGTGAATTAGCCTGTATGGTTGGAGCAGTAAGGTGGAAAGGGTATGAGATTGATTCGGCAAAGCTTAGAGCTTTAAGGCAACGAGCTGTTATAACTGAGATGGCAGTTAGAACTAAATTCAATTATAATAGTACTGCTGTTTGTCGAAAGTATCTTGAAGCTGTTCTTTCACCTGTTGAACGTACAGTTATGGAGATTGATGGTAAGATTACAACAAAGGGCGTAATATTAGAAGATATAGGAACATGGAAAGAATCCGAAACCTGTGAGAAGTGTATGGGGATGGGTTGTCACGACTGTGACGATGGACTCGTCGAAGTCGATGTACCGCATCCTGCTGCTTTAAGAGCACGTGAGATTCTTGACGCAAGACACGCAAAAAAGGAGATCGAGACTTATGATAAACTTCTTCTTGCAGGCAGGTTTCATACTGATTTTGTTGTCATTGGAACGCGTTCGTCAAGGATGGCCGGCGCAGGTGGTCTCAACCCCCAAGGAATTAAGAAGGCAAAAGAAGTTCGAGCATGTTTTAATCTCAGTGGGAGCGGCACCACCCTTAGCGGTGGTGATTTTGCTGGTTTTGAAGTTTGTTTGGCTGACGCTGCATACTCTGACCCTGTCCTTAGGGCTGATTTAATGTCAGGTAAAAAAATTCATGCTTTATTCGGACAGTTCTTATTCCCACCTAAAACTCATGACGAGATTCTTGCAACAAATGGGGCATTTAACTTTTATGAAGACTTATACGGCAGGAGTAAAAATGGAGTTTTCGCGCTTCTTTACGGAGGGGAAGCATATACTCTATCTAATAGGGTCGGAATCCCTGAGCACGTCGCTGAAAAAGCTTACCAAGAATGGTGTAAACGCTATCAAGTTTGGGGAACTGAACGAAAGAAAATATTTGATATGTTCTGCTCAATGCGTCAGCCAGGAGGAATTGGTACAAAAGTTGAGTGGTCCGACCCCGTTGATTATATTGAAAGTATGCTTGGATTCAGACGATATTTTACATTGGAAAATCAAATTGTCAAAGCTTTATTCAACCTCGCCGAAGACCCACCTAAACGGTGGACGGCTATTAAAATTAAAACCGTTCGACGAGACAGAGTTCAAACAGTTAGTGGAGCTCTTCGTTCTGCGCTTTTTGCAGCAGCCTTCGCGCAACAGGCAGCAAATATGCGTGCAGCAGCTAATCACGTTATTCAATCAACAGGCGCACAGATTACGAAAAAAACTCAGAGGGATATTTGGGATGTTCAACCGAGTGGAGTAAATCATTGGCGTGTGCAACCAATGAACATACATGACGAAATCATGTGCCCAACTCATCCAGATTTTGTAAATCAGGTTGCTGAAACTGTTGCTAATACAGTTAAACAATACAAGCCGAAGATTCCATTAATCAAGATGGAATGGTCAAAACACTTAGACTCATGGGCAGACAAATAGGAGGTCGCATGGACAAGCTGAATAGGATTAGGGCCGATATCCACAACGAAGTTAATAAATTGCGGAATATCAAGTATATGATAGATCAAGAAAGCTTTGGAAATTTGTGGATAATGTCCGATCCAGAGCAACGTGCAACAGTTTTAACTGCTCTTGAGAAAAGAGATAAGATCAGACTTATAAATTGGATACGTCGACACCCATCTATTGAACTTGGGGAGATGGGTGTTGCTCAACTTAAGGATATTGCACAAGAATTAAAGATTAAAAATTGGTCGAGAATGATCAAGACGGAATTATTAATAAATATTAATAAGCAAAAAGATCGTCTTGAAAATGATAAAGAAATTGAACTTAGCACTAAAGAAATGATCTTAGAAATCAATGACTTTAATATACAGATGGAACCATTGTTAATTGAAGCAGGGGTTGCGGATGAGTATTTATTATTACCTAATGGTGTAGAACATATTGACTCCAAATACCTAACTGATGGATATGAATGGATTTCGCAAATCTATAATAGCGTTTGGCGAAATGCTCACAATATCAAACGTCTGTTATCCGATGAAATGTGGGAAAGATATAAACAATGGGAAGACTTTGAGGATGCACGTGAAGTTGTCCTGTTGAAAGAAGCTTTAACAAATCTCAAGAAGCAAGTTGTTAATACTTCGCGGCCTGTATTATTTAAAAAATCCAGAATAAAATTAATTACACAACGGGCAAAGAACAGGAGAAAAAGACATGGATAAGTTTGATGAGATCAAAAAGCATTTTGATAGAAATGACAAGGTTATTGCTAAAATGGATAAGCTTGTTCGTAATATGGAAAAGAGAATGAAGAAGCGAGAGGTTGAGCATTCTCAATTAGCCCACGCATTTCAACAAGCAAATGGTATTATAAAACATTTAGTTTTACAAAATTATTTGCTACAAAAAAGAACAGGAGGTGTATTTAAAAATGACGAACTCGAAGAAGGTCAAAAAGAACTCCAGTCTCAATATGACAAACGTAAGAAAATTGTTAAGCCAGGCATCCTTCAACCCAAGGTCTCCAGGAATCCTTAATGTGGTGTCCCACTCTGGCAATCCATCTTACTTTGAAACAAGGTCACTGGAGTATGTTGAGGAAGCAAAACTTGATCGTCTAATGTTTAAAGAACGTAGTGGATATGATTATAGTTCTTATAGGCAAAAGATGATTCGAGCAATTCAAATGTTAACCATTGCAGTTCTCAAGGTAGAAGATGGAGAAGTTTAAAGCCAGAGGTGGGAAGAAGAAACCGGAAACTCTACTGCAAGAGCAAATAATAAAGCAATTGCGATATAAAGGATGGTTTGTTAAGTCAACCCATGGTAATATGTATCAATCAGGATTTCCGGATTTATATTGTACTCATCGTGTCTACGGGCATAGGTGGGTAGAAGTGAAGATGCCTACACGCAGGGGTGATGTATTCACCCCTGCGCAACACGAAATATTCCCGCTACTTTGTGCTAATGGCGCGGGTGTTTGGGTCTTGGTTGCTGAAACTGAGAGCGAGTATGAAAAGCTATTTAAAAGATTCAATTGGTATTTATATCTGGAGGCATTTAAGTCATGAAACCATATGTAATAGTTAGACATAAAAATACTGGTCGTACATTTTCATTGACTCGAGACTATATGTTACTTAATCCTGATTTAGGAAATCTTGACCCACCTGAATGGTTTGTTCAAGAGTGGGATGGATGGCGATCAGGACAACTCCCTGCATGGGCAAGAGATATGTTATCAGAAGAATTTCATGCTTATTGGTTATATTAGGAGGAAGGATGGCAAAACGAATCGGAATATTTGTTGATGTTTCAAATCTTTACTTCTGTCTATCTTCAAAATTTGGGAGGAAACTTGACTATAAAAAATACTACGAGTATATACAAGACCTCGGAGATGTGCAAATTGCAATCGCTTATGGTGCGCAAGTTAAGGGACAAGCTAATAAGTTCCTGCATTACTTGCAGCAAGTCGGTTATGAGACTAAGTACCGAAGTCCAAAAGCTTTCATTGATAATGGAACAGTTCGGAAAAAAGCTGACTGCGATCTCCAAATAGCGATCGATATTGTAAATTATATTAAAGATATTGATATGCTAATTTTAGGTTCCGCAGATGGTGATTTTAAACCTTTGATTCAAATGGCTAAGGATAAAGGGGTTATGACTATTATATTAGCCTGTCAAATAAGTAAGGATTTAAAGCGAATCGCCGATGAATTTATCGAAATCCCAGAATCCTTGCTCGAAGACTAAAGCCCGAGTTAAAGGACAATGCAAACCTTGCAATACATTACTTATATGCAGCAAGGATTGTATCTACCATAAACATTACGGAGAATTTTGGTGCGTCAGTATATGCCCATACATAGGAAAAGAAAATGAGGTTATTGAAACAGCCAAATGATGAACCGAATTGCTTAGTATATGCAGCAGCAATGCTACTTGATGTTTCAGCCGAGAATATATTAAAACATATTGGTCATGATGGTCAAGAGGAATGGTGGCCAGAAGCCGAAGACAATGCCAAGAAGCGAGGGGTTCATATCCAAGAGATTATTGACTATGCTTTAGAGATGGGTATATGCATCTGTCCGATAGAGCTATATCCACGAAGCGCGCCACTTGGATTTGAGAAATCAGCAAAAATGATATGGTCTGAGGATAAATGTTCAACAAGATTTAATACATGGTTGCAGTTCCATTCAGCTATATTAATATTGCCAACACACGCGGTTACATGGGATGCTGAAACTCATAAAGTATTTGATCCAAACGGATTGATTCGAGAAATCGACGATTTGCAAGTGATAGAAGCATGGGTCTTACTCAAATCAAATCTGTCTGGTAAAGTCAATTTAGAATTTTAAAAATAGTTGTTACAAAAGTATAGGCTATTCTGATATATTAATAGATATGGCAAATCTTAGTTAGCGAAATCAAAATCAGAAAGGAGGTGATTAACTTGAAACATGATTTTACAAATCGGATTTCAACAGAGGAAGAAATTAAGATAGCTGAAACCTTATGGGAAAATCGACAAATGACGCGCAAGTATGGTGAGATGGAAGGGCGTGAGGGAATTGCTTGCGAAGCGGTGGAAACTTATCTTAGATTTCTGAAATCAGTCAGAAGCCATACGATTATTAAATTCGTAAACGTGTGTGTTGATGATAAGATTCATGGTGCAGATATTTATTATGTATGTTTAGTAGTTTCAACTATCGTAGTTATTATTGTGCATGAAATAACTGATCGTAACTGGTATGTTAGTAATCCTGACGGGGATGCTGTTCATGATTATCTTATGGAAAACTTTTAGCCTCGTGCGCGCGTTCCTTTATTTTAATACGTGCGCGCGCGAGCGTAGGAGATGCCTATGAAGAATGATTTGGAAAATCTGGCCGAGAAATTTAAAACCCTCGTCTATAAGATTACTGGAAAATATGTTGCAGGTTTTCCAGATAAGACGGACGATATAATAGGAGCAGCAATGCTCGGATTGTGCGAGGGAATCACACAGGCCATTAAGCAAAAGAAAGAAGAGGCTAATGTTCCAGGATACATTTACATCAACGTGCACAAGGAGATTATTAACTTTCTAATTGCCGATAAGACTATCAAAATTCCACGGTCATATATTAGAAAGATGAAGATGGAAGCTCTTGAAGCTGGACAATTAGATAATTTCTCGGT